TCCTAACAATGTATTATCTTACGATTACGGAAGACCCGCAGGTTCTAGTTACAATCATCGCCCAAGGGGATCATTTAAGATTCAGAGAGTGTATGCAAAGAATGGAGATGGTACTCCGAGAAATGTTCTTGCGAATGACACAACGGTTTACGTCGTCTTTAAGACGTTTGAACCTCTTATGATTAGTCCTTTTATCTGGGGTAATCCATCGAACAAGGCTGGTATGTATGGAATCCAGAATATCTCTGCAAACATTACGTTTTTAAGCAGTTGCAGTCGGTCATGGAGTTCTGTAAGTTCAAATGGTGCTTACAACAAAACTGCTACTATAGTCGATATTCAAGACGCAAATTTATACCTGCAATTTCTAACACCGAAGGCTAGCGACATGCTCGAATCAAGAAATGTTGTACCTTTCTATCAGATGCCAATTTTCAAAACTGGTCAGTTTGCATCGATCGTTGGTAGACCAGTAAATTCGATTCAAGCCGATGGTTCTTTTGTCAGTGGTGGTACCGCAACTTTAACATCTAGCTCTATACAATTGTCAGTCGTTCCGGATAAACTTATAATTTTCGTTCGTCGTCTCGAAAGTAGCTTGAATTGCTGTCAGACATCTAACTTCTTAACCATTAATAAGGTACAGATCAACTGGAATAATAGTGCAGGATTATTGTCTACGATGTCAATGGAACAGCTCTATAAAGCAAGTATTGCAAGTGGATTAAGCAACTTAACATATGACGAATTTAGTGGATTGACCGTAAGTGTAGCGGGTGACCCAGGTACCGATAATTTATACGGATACTCGCAGCCTCGTGGACCATTACCACTCGTTGGTGTTGGCGCCTATCCGAACCAACCAGGGTTCAAATATATACCAACTACCGGTTCTATTTTGGTATTGGACATGGCGACGGTTGTTCCACTAAGCGAATCATATTACGCACCTGGTAGCATCGGGCAATTCAATTTACAAGTGACGTTGGACGTGGTCAATAATCATAAAGTGACATGGGATGGAGCCAGTATTGAACTTTGCATAATTCCTCTTTTATCAGGTTCGTTTATTTGCGAGCGTGGTACGTCGAGTAGTTATATCGGATTGTTAACTAAAAGCGACGTATTAGATACCATAGAAAATCAAGAAGCTTACAGTCAGGGACAAATTAAAAGATTACTTGGTGGCGGCTTCATGGATAGATTAAAATCAGGCATTCATTGGATTTCTTCAAAATTAACACCGATCAAGCACGTCCTGGAGCATATACCACACGATTATGCACAACGCGGTGCACAAGTGCTGAATGCACTCGGGTATGGGAAGCATGCAAATAAATTGGAGAACAGATTACAATAAGTATAATCAAATTATAAAATTTCTTTAAGTATATTATAATGGATATTGAATCGATCATACTTCAGGAGAAAAAACCGTTGTCTGACGATGATATAAAGCATATATTAGGCAGCGATTGTAAGATCCTAGAATACAAAGATTTATTAAAATACCGAAACATCAACGAAATATTATCAAAAGATAGAGATTACTTTGTTTTGTTATATGAACTAAAAGCGTCTTCCGGACATTGGACAACAGTTTTAAAATACAACAACACCTTAGAACACTTCGACCCATATGGTATAAAACCTGACGGAGAATTGAACTGGATTGGTGCATCAATCAGAAAAAGGTTACACGAGCAATTTCCGTATCTGTCTAAACTATTCAATGAAAGTAATATGAATGTTATATATAATCATACCAGATTTCAATCATATAACACGGTTATTAGTACTTGCGGTGCCCACGTCGCGCACCGTATATACAGATTCATTCACAATAACTTTGATCTAGACGACTATACAAATTACATGAACCATATTAGGACTGAATACAAGTTGAGTTACGATGAGGTTGTTAGTGAATTTGTTCTCAGCTTTCAATTATAAAAAAATATTAAATACATATATTGAAAATAATATATGTATTTATTATTATATAGAATTACTTCAAAATGCCCTTCAACACAAGTTATAGTCATAACATTAATAATCGAATGAATAAAATTTACAAAAACCATATAGACAATGAAGATAGAATTAATGATAACGAAATGAAAGACAAACGTGAAATCTTAGGCGAGTTAGAACATTCCGCAAAAGACAATAAGACCTTGCATGGTGGTGGTGATCACGTTGATGCAACCTTACATGATATTGGTTATGAAAAGACCAAGACCGACGATGTAAAACCAATACGAAAGAAGAAAGAGTCTATAACAGAACAACAAATAATAGATGGTCAAGGCTTGGGTGGGTTGATGGTCAGCGAAAATGGATTATCAGGTGGTGGTATGAGTGCAGGTGGTATGAGTGCAGGTGGTATGAGTGCAGGTGGTATGAGTGCAGGAGCTAAAAAGCGACCTAGAAAGAAGAAAGAAGTTACTATAGCAACTGTTACTGAAAATCCATCTAACGATAATAACGAACAAATTGATATACATTCTGATGATGTAGGAGCTGGGCTATCCGCCGGATCTAAAAAGCCTCGTAAATCTAAAAGGAAGATAAAAGGTGGTGATCTGAAAGATGTAATTGAAACTGTTGGGTCTGTGGCTAAAACGATTGCACCATTCGCGCCGTTGTTACTAGGTCTGGGAAAAGATGATGGTCACAAAAAGAGAAGTGATATTGTTAAAGAACTAATGAACCAAAAGAACATATCATTAATTGAAGCGTCAAAACTTGTAAAGTCTGAAGGTTTATACAAACCGAAAACAAAAGAACCAAAAGAACCAACTAATGGTAGGGCGGCTATCGTGAAACAGATAATGGAAGAGAAAAAGATGAGTTTACCTGATGCATCGAAATATGTGAAAGAAAATAATCTATACAAATCACTCAAGGGCGGAACATTGATTACATTAAAGTCCGCAGATTCTCAAATTGGTGACACGATAGGCGCAGTTAGCATCCAATCAGGAGGTGTGGTCCCTTTGAAAGGAAGGGGAAAAGCCAAACCAAAAACATAATAATTTAATTTAATTTAGTTTATAATATTAATATATAGTAATTAAATTAAATGCCATTTATTTCTGGACTTGATAGGAAACTTATTGATGAGGCGCTAAACTATGATAAAATAATGAATCAGAGAGCCTTCGGGATTGAGAAATTGAACGGTAAAAAAGAAAATGAAGGCGATCTACAAGAATACACACAACTAAACGCCGGAGATATAGCCGCTACGAACGAACTAGTAAATAATTTGATAGTATTACTTGAAAAGAAAAATAATGAGTTGGACAAATTTATTAGAAACAATTCGATAGACGTATCACAGACACTTTCTAGTATTGAAGACGTAATTAATAGCTACAATAAGATTGTATCCATATATCTTAATCCTGCGAATACACAACAGACCAAAGCAGCCATTTTGACGAGCATCATGAAAATTGAGAGGTATATTCGACCTTTGGAAAGCAATTCTATACATGTACTTAATCGGTTATATACGATTGTTACTAATAAAACGAGTAGCGGTGAATCAGCATCCATAGTATTTAAGCCATGTTTTAGATCTTATGTAGCTTACAATCTCATAAAAATGCAACTGTCCAATGGAACTATAAATATTATAAGTAATGAGGATCTCATGCGACACTACAATAACGTCTGTAGAGCTAATCCGCACTGGAATAACTTCCTAAAAATCTTTGGATATCCTGATTATAATCCTTTAGACATACAAGGACCTAGTGGTAAGGGACCGCCACCACCGCCAAAGCCACCTGGTGGGTTTCCAAGTGGTGGTTTCCCTGGTAGTGGTGGTGGTGATGGTGGCGGTGGTGGTGGTGGTGGTGGCGGTGATGGTGGTGGTGGTGGTGATGGTGGTGATGGTTTTGAAACAGCTAATGATGATACACAATTACAACAAAGAGTTCAACAGTCAAGACAGAGACCGAGTAGAAGAGACAAGGAAATCTTTATGAATATACTTAAACATGTGTTCGATGTCGATAGTCAAGGTATAAAATCCAGACCGATACCGAAGTCCATAGTTGATCAAATATACAGTAAGATTAAATTTCCTGAGTTGCAGAGATTACTTCAAACCGGTGGTAACCAAGCCGTGATAGACCGATGTTATAGAGAGCTATGCGAAATCAGACATGTTGATTACCAAGTTATAGCTTCTCAATTAGCACCGCAATCGCAATCGTTTAATATGGGTTCAGATGATGATAAGGAATTGCAACCGCCTACCATACGAGAAGAAGATAGAGAGAATATTGAACCAGTAATTGCACCTACGGCGGAACCGCAAAATCCAGCATCTAGAAGTGCAAACTTAGAAGAAGAAATCAGACAGGAACCAGCAAGTAGCAGTTTGCCTGAACAGGAAGAAGTAGTAATAAGTCCAAGAACGATAGAGTTTGTTTCGAGGTCTATTGAAACTATTGGCGATCGCATCGAAAATGTGTCTGACTACATAAAAAACGTAGTTATTCCAAAACTGAGTCAAGCAAGAGGAGATATGTCACCAATAGCCCTAAGAATTGCTGGTAGGACTATTAATATATCACATGAAGCGAAAGAATATCTTTTACAGAATCCGGAAATTATAACAGGACTCTTTTACTCTGTTATGTTCTATCATAACGATAACAACTTGCAATATCTTATATCATCTGAGATTGGAAGAAATGCGAAGGTGTCGGCTGCTTTCAATGCATTCCAATCTTTAATAACCGGTGGAAGCATGGGATTTCTTACAACACGACTTATGGACATCTTCTTACAAATACTACAGTTACCGTCCATTAGAAATAATGGAATTGCAATATTACAAAAATTTATGAGCATGAGCCAACGAGGTGCCGAACAACGGTACATACAAGGCTTACAAGCTGCCGAGGACTCATTGTCGACTGATGATCCTTTCTATATTCATACTATAATTGCACCACCACGACAAGAAGGTAGCCTACTATTAGGCCCCTCTGTGACCATCCCATCAATAGAACAACAAGGTAGCCTACTATTAGGTCCCGCACAGCCGTCGCAACCTATATCCATTCCAGTTCAACGATCTATAGGCCGTCCTGTTCAACCCGATAGAGTTTTCAATGTGACTGGGATGAATGCCGCACCACCAATCCCAATGCCTACTAATCCACAATCATTAGCCAGACCTAAGACACCGTACGTCGATCAATTAAGAAGAGATCGGGAAGCAGCTATTGCCAGTGCCAGTTCTAGTGGTAGTCCTGGTGCAAAATCTACACCACAATCATTAGTTAGACCTAAGGGGCCGTACGTTCAGCAACTCAGAAGAGAACGAGAAGCAGCATCTGGTTCAGGTCTTCCGTTAATAAAACAATCTAAAAATCAATTGGCTCTACCATACTTTGATAACTTCAACGATTCCTATGTTTTCAAGAAATAAATAATATGTAAGTAATATATATAATGCCGTATGATATAAGACCATTCAAAGGTATGTATAGATTGTGTAAAACTGATACTTGTACATGTTTCAGCAACAATCCAATGACCTTAGAAAAAGTAAAGAAACAAAGAGTTGCATTGTATTTGAGTGAATTCAGGAAGAATGGTTCTATGATGTATAGACACAATCCAGATCTATATTATAGGCTAAAAGAACAAGCACATAAAATCGATCCGATACACAGTATAGGACGGAATTCAGAAATACATGATCAGTACCATGAGATACTTTCCGGTGGATCTAAAGATGATGAGTTTATTAAGCAATTAGCAGAAGTTGGACTAACTAGCACCGAGTATTTGCAAGAGGCTAAATTAAGAGCAAGGGAAAATGGATATGATCCGTCACTTTTGACATTTGCTAATGATGGGGTGCATAAATTACAATATGAAACACCAAAGGGAATAAAACGATTTGGGAGAGTCGGCTTCCGCGATCACATAATTTGGTCGCACCTAGAGCGAGAAGGTGAGGTTGACAGAGGATATGCAGCAATGAAACGCCATGTCTTCATTCAATCGCATAGTAAAATAAGCAAAATACATCATCTGGATAGATATTCTCCGAATGAATTAAGTATAAAAATCCTGTGGTAATAACTTAATTTGTTACAAATTTTATATGTTAAAATCTATAACAAATTAAG